TTATTCTGCTGGCGTTGAGTTAACTGGGTTGGATGGTAGCGGTTACGGCGACTACGACAATCTACACTACTCGGGTTATCCAACATTATACGGCGGTTATGATAACTTCACCAGCACTTATTACATTGATGGTGTTGGTACAAGCCTAGATGGCAGTGGCTACGGCGATTACAACAACCTTCATTACTCATCCTATCCGACGTTATACGAAGGTGGAGACGGTGTTACTAACAAGTTTTACGCTGCTGGCATTGAGTTAACTGGTTTAGACAGTAACGGTTTGGGCTTTTATAATGGTATCCTTTATTCAGCATATCCAACTACATATAATGGAACTTATACGGATCAGAACATTGATGGTGGTATTACATATTACTATATTAACGGAGAACGAACATCTCTAGACATTAATGGCTATGGTAACTACGGCGGTCTTCACTACTCATCCTATCCCTCACTATACGGTGGTTATGATGGTAGTAACTACACATATTATATTGATGGATTGTCTACTGCTCTGGATGCTAACGGCTACGGAGACTACAACAATCTACACTACTCATCCTATCCAACACTATACGGTGGCTATGATAGCGCTACCGGCTATTATTATATCGATGGTGTTGTTGCTACAACTTTGAATAGCAGCGGTTCTGGTTGCTGGAATAATACCAATTATTATAATGGAACGATTGGTATTGATCCAACATTTAGTGGTTATAGTGCATGCGACAGTATCTATTATATAACCGGCCAGCAAACCACATTAGATTCAACTGGCAGCGGATCATGGAATGGTGACACTTACTTAAATGGTGTTTTAGTACCAGGATCTCGCAACCTATACTTTAATGGCGCCATAGATAATGATTGGAATACTTTGGGTAATTGGTGGAATGATTCTAATTATACTGATCCAGCAACATCTTTGCCTAGTAGTATAGATAATATATTTGTTGTATATGAAAGCGGTGGAACTACTGGCATATTTACTAATAGCGGAAGTGTTCCAACAATTAATAATCTTTATATAACCAGTAATAATAATGAAGCTTATATATCAATAGAAATTAATGTTCTTGGATTAGCAACATTTGATGGACCGAATACTTACTTATATACAACTACTCCACAAAGTGGTCATGCTATTATTAATGGAAATTGTTTATTTATTAATGGATCCTCTCCTTGGTCTACTGTTGTCGAACCTCCTGAAGTTACTATTAATGGCAATGTTACTTTTAATGATAATTCATATAATTATAGAGCATATATTAATGGCAATGCAATTTTTAATGACAATTCATATAATAATAATGGTACAATAAATGGAAATGTCACATTCAGAGGATCGTCCTACAACAGATCAGGAATTACTGGTTCTGTTACTATAGCTTATGAAAAAGGTATTAATGGCTCTAGTATATTAGGTATAGTATAATACAATTAAGATCTTGTAGCGGTGTATATAATATATAATAGCAGTCTTTAAAATAGGAAATAAACTATTATGATTAAGCCGGGTTGGAAAAGTTCAGAATTTTGGTTTACAGCCGTCAGTTTCATTTTTAGTGGTTTGTATCTGTGTGGGCTTTTAGACAGCAATAATCAGAAAGAAGACTTGATACAAGAAACCAGCAAAGGACTAGAAGCTACCATTTTGATAGTTGGTCAACTAACAGTATTATTCAAATATATTAAAGGACGAACAGACCTTAAAAAAACATGGTGGAGTACAGCGACTCCAGAAGAAAGAAGAGCAGCAAATAGAAGAAATTCTAAGCGAAAAACCAAGAAAAAACTACCACCAAAAGATAATTGAAGTTTGGTGTATTCTAGTATAGATCTAATCTAAGGAGTTTATTATGGCTAGTCTCAATTTACAGCCAGATTTTTTAAAAATTATTAATCAAGCAAAGTCATCTCTTGATCAAGTAAAAAATGTTACTATAGATCAAGCATGGAAAATTTTACAATTAGCAGTTGTATCTATTATTCAAGATATTGAAAATAATGCTGTGGGTTTGTCTGGTCCAGATAAAAAAGCAGCAGCAATGGATCTATTATCTAAGTTTTATGATAGTGTTTTCGTAGTCATTAACGTACCCTTTGTTCCAGCGTTCATGCAGCCTATTATAAGTAAGTATTTAAAGATGTTTCTCATGGCTCTTGTTGGTTCAACAATAGATGCTATGGTTACAGCGTTTAGAAATAATGGTATTTTTGTAGATCCTAATAATAAATAAGAGGAAATAAAATGAATTTTACAGAAAGTTTTGATCAATTTAGTAGTCGTTTAAGTTCAATGGATTTAGCTTTATATGCCGGGGTTGGCTTAGTGGTATGGGTATTATTTAAGGATAAACTTAGTCCAGTACAAACAATGCTAGGCGGTTTATTAGAAAAGATCAAGGGATCTGTATCTAAACCATCTGACATTGTACCAGTTGTTGTACCAGAAATCAATGTTCAGACTAATGATGACGTTTTCTTCAAATTAGTTGTTAGTTGGAAGCAAACCCGCGACCTTGCACAAAAAAGTGGTTGTGCCGAAGCAGTGAAGGTTGCTGATCAAATGTTTCCGTTTTTAAGTCCAAACGTGTGTGTCAAAAAGGATGTAGTATAATATGAATACCAAAACAATATTAATTGCTTTAGCTAGTCTTTTAATTTTAGTTGGATTAATTAAACCAGATTTTTCTAATTGGGTAAAACCAGAATCATCTCCATCAAATGTAGTAAATGTTGTTGATGCTCCTGCTGATCCTGTTTTAAAGGAAAAAGCAGATTTAGTAGTTAAAGTCTTTTTGTCTGGTCAAGGTAATAGAAGAACAGATGGACTAAGACTGTCCGGTTTGTATCACGATCTAGCAACACTTATTGAGCTTGATGGAGAAAATGAGGTTGTTAAGAATACTGATGAAATTAGGCAGGCTAATGCTATAGCCGGGGTTATGGCTCGTTTGGATATGAAGGGCAAATATCCTGATCTAGCACAATCTACAAATAATGTTGTAGTTGCTGCTATTGGTGATGAAAATGCTGTCTTATCAAAAGAGTTAAGAGCAAAAGCGGCTGATAGTTTTAGAGCTTTATCGTGGGCCTGCCGTGAGGGTAGTAAATAATGCCAAGACTAACTCCACAAGAATGGTATAATAAATACAGAGAAGGTTATCAAGGGGCCATTTGGCTTCAACACGAATTTGACCATCTTATGGAGACTTTAAAATATCCATACTTTGGGGATGCTAGTAAAAAAATTGCAAATAGTGGTAAAGGTAAATTAAGTTTACCATATAAATCTGTTTATCAATTTGATAAGAAACCTTACGATGAGAGGCAAGTTACTGGAGATTGCGTAAGTCATGGAACCAGAAACGCCTGCGATATTAGTCGCGCTGTAGAAATTCATATTGGTGGTGAAAAAGAAGCATGGATAGCAAGAGGAGCAACTGAAGCTATTTATGGTAGTCGTGGTTGGAGTGGTGAAGGAATGACAGGAAGTAAGGCCGCTGAATTTGTTAGTAAAATAGGTGGTATTCTTGTTAGACAAAATTATAAAGGTGTCGTAGACTTAAGTAAGTATAATGGAATGTTAGGTGCTAGTTGGGGTGGTCGTGGTGTTCCTGATGCTGTTTTAGATTTAGCAAATGATCATCAAATTAAAACAACATCATTAGTACAAACAATTGAAGAAGCCAGAGACGCACTAGCAAATGGTTATGGATTAGCAGTTTGCTCTAATTATGGTTTTAGTAACACCAGAGATAAAAAGGGTTTTGCTAGACAATCAGGCAGTTGGGGTCATTGTATGGCTTGGATAGCCTGCGATGATACTCAAGGAGAAGCAGCATTTCTTGTGCAAAACAGTTGGGGCAAATGGAACGATGGTGGTCATCCAGAGTGGGGTCCAATTCCAGACGGATCATTTTTAATTCATAGTGATGTTGCTGAAGGCATGTTAAAGCAAAATGGGGCTTATGCTTTTAGTAATTTCAACGGATTTCCTTTACAAAAATTACCAAGTTATGGTTTTGAGGAGTATCTATGAATCTTAGAGAAAGACTAGAAATTAGAGCAATAGTTAATCTTCTTATTAGAATAATAGAAAGTTTGGCCGGATTATTTGAAAAAGCAACAAAAAAACTAAAGCCAAAAGTTGATCCAGACTCACCAAAACCGAATAAGCCAAATAGACCAAAACCACTAAAAAGAGTTATAGACAAAATAGACGAGATTATTCCTCTTCCTTGGAGAGATGATAAATGAATAAATTAGTATACGGCTTGGTGATATATACAATGATGTTTGGTTCCTCGTATAGCGGCTCTACAACGGCCCCGGTTATACTAGCAGGAGCCGTTGTTAAAGCACAGTCCTCTCCTATCACCACAAAATTTAAAAGAAAAGACTGTCCAGTTTGCAAGGGAACTGGTTGGTATATGAGTGGTGATGGAATAAAAAGGGTAGATTGTGGATATTGTGAGCCAGATAAAAAAACAGAAATTTCACCAGCACCAGTAAAACCGGTCCCAAAATCAATCATCATCCATAATAGTCCAGTTCCAAAATGTGACGGACCCAACTGTAAAATAGTAAGATAAATCTATGTATAATTTTTTAATCTTTATTTTTTTTATTTGTGTATTAAGTTCACAAACGCAAGCATAAATATCGCATTAATACCTTTAAGGTTATATCATAATGAATAATCAAGATTTGCAAAAAATAGCCGAAAAGGTTATTAAAAAGGCTGATATAAAACAAGAAGATAAAGAAAAATTCGGCAGTGTAATAATAATATTATCTGTCATTAGTATTCTATTGACCCTTATTAGAGTTATGCAAGAATGCAACAAGTCTAAAATTAAACTTTTTAGTCGTGATCAAAAATACGAATATTTTGGTTCTCAAATAAAAGAAGTCACTATTCGTCGTTCTTGGTTTACTAAAATGACAACCAAAAAAGTTATTAGAAGAGAACTGAGCAGAGAAGACTACCATAATTATGGTGCGTCTTTAATGAATGCTATATTAGATACAGGAGAAAACCTCAAGGATGATGAAATAAAAACCCTAGTGGAGGCAGCTAATGTTTAATGTAATGATCTGGTGCGTATATGGTCTGTTTGTTGGTTCTATAGCAAAGAGTTTAGTTCCAGGTGAAGAAAATTTCGGGTTCTGGAAAACTATAGCACTAGGTGTTGCTGGCTCTTATACTGGTGGAGCATTGTTGTATATGCTCGGTCAGTACGACTCATTATCTCCAGCAGGATTGTTCATGGGTGTTGTAGGAGCAGTTGTTGCTTTGGTAGCATACAACAAACTACAACAAAAATAAACCATCCTTGACAATATGTCGCAAAGACGTATTATATCGTACTATGCGACCATCATGGACTGACTATTTTTTAGGATTGGCAAAAGTTGTTTCTCAACGAAGCCATGATATACACACCAAACATGGATGTGTTATAACCGATCAAAATCATAGAATTTTGGGCGTTGGTTATAATGGATTTCCCAAAGGACTCAAGGATGATCTTTTACCTACCAATAGACCGGATAAATATCCTTGGATGGTTCATAGCGAAAGAAATGCGTTGTCAAATTGTATAGTTAGGCCAGACAATGGAATAGCATACGTTACTGGACAGTGCTGTAACGATTGTATAATCGCTCTGTGGCAAGAAGGAATTAAACAGGTTAATATGATAGACGATCATGGTACTCATTTATTTGATAAAGAAGCCACAGAAAGGTTTGATCTTTTTGTAGAAATGAGCAAGATAGAAATCAATTATATTAGCCCAAATCTTTCTTGGCTCAAAGATCTGTGTGGTGTATTATGAATACATTACCATTTTATATAGGTTGTTTTGTATATCTACTTTACAAAGTTTTTATCGGTAACACAGAAATGATCAATTCTGCTTTTCAAGCCACTGTGTTACTTGGAATAATATCAATATTACATAGGAGATAATATGTCCGCTCTTCAAGAACTGCAAAATTATACATTCGTTAGTAAGTATGCTCGATGGATAGAAGATAAGAATCGCAGAGAAACATGGAAAGAAGCCGTAGATAGAGTCAGAACCATGATGCACACAAAGTATGATAGTTTTGGTATCAAAGAGGAAATAGACTGGGCATACGACCTTATGTATAAGAAAAAGGTTCTTGGTAGTCAACGAGCACTACAATTTGGCGGAGATCCTATTCTTAAAAGACATGCCAAGATCTACAACTGCACAAGTTCTTATTGTGATCGTCTAAGATTTTTTCAAGAATGCTTTTGGCTACTATTGTGTGGTAGCGGTACTGGTTTCAGCGTACAAAAACACCACGTTGCTAAACTACCCGCACTAGAACACGATATTCCAAATAATGATGAAGGATTAAAGTATGTTATAGAAGATAGTATTGAGGGGTGGGCTGATGCTCTTGGTGTTCTTCTTAGTTCTTATTTTAGTAAACCTATTGAAGAATTCAAAATCTATAAGAATAGTTATGTAGTTTTTGATTATTCTAATATTAGAGCAAAAGGATCGTCATTAGCTTCTGGTGTAGGTAAAGCCCCAGGATTTGAACCATTAGCCAATGGTCTAGAAAAGATAAGAACTCTACTAGATAGATGTATTGCTAGTGGACAAAAAAAACTTCGTCCAATAGATGCTTATGATATTGTTATGCACAGTAGTGATGCTGTCTTATCTGGCGGTGTTAGACGTAGTGCATCGTTAGCTCTATTTAGTCCTGATGATGAAGATATGACAAAAGCCAAAACAGGAAATTGGTATATAGAAAATCCACAAAGAGCACGAAGTAATAACTCAGCTCTATTGCTCAAGGACGAAACAACATTTGAAGAATTTCAAACACTCATGGAATCTGTAAAAGAGTTTGGTGAACCAGGATTTATTTGGAGTGAGTCTACAGAAATGATTTTCAATCCTTGTGTGGAAATCGGAATGTGGCCAATTGATGAAGAAAGTGGAAAGAGCGGATGGCAAGGTTGCAATTTATCCACAATCAATTGCTCTAGTGTAATAGATGAAGACGATTTCTATGAAAGGTGCAAGGCAGCTTCTATAATCGGTACTCTACAGGCTGGGTTTACAAAACTAGATTATCTTGGTGAAATAAGCGAGAAAATATTTAATAGAGAAGCTCTACTAGGTGTTTCATTGACTGGAACTATGGAAAAACACGATCTAGTGCTAACAGAGAAGGTACTAACCAAGGGTGCGAAGATTGCTGTTGAAACTAATAAAGAAATGGCAAAAAAGATTGGTATCAATCAAGCAGCCAGAGTAACCTGTTTAAAACCAGAAGGCACCAGTAGCAGCATGCTTGGTACGAGTTCTGGTATTCATCCTCATCACGCTAAGAGGTATATACGCCATGTACAGGCCAATGTTTTGGAAACACCATATCAGCACTTCAAAAAGATAAATCCACAAGCTTGTGAAAAATCATCGTGGTCAGCCAATAACACCGATGAGGTTGTTAAATTCCCAATAGAGGTTCCTGACGGAGCAAAACTAAAAAACCAACTCCCCGCAATAGAGATGCTTTCTGTTGTTAAGGAGACACAAAAATATTGGGTAAATTCAGGCAAGAATAAAGCATTATGTACACAAGAGTACTTGAGTCATAATGTTAGCAATACTGTAACAGTTAAACCAGATGAGTGGGATGATGTTACAAAATATATTTATGATAATAGAAAGTATTTTGCTGGTATATCTTTAATTCCTCAAAGTGGAGATAAGGATTATCAACAGGCACCGTTTACAACTGTTTATACAAGTCGTGAGATTGTAAAAGAATATGGAGACGCTGCTTTGTGGTGTTCTGGATTAATAGAGCTAGCTTTAAATATATTCGATAACAACTTATGGAAAGCTTGTGATTATGTCAATATGAATCAGGCTAAAGAAAACGATGAAGATAATAGACTTAAGTTTATAACTAAAATGAAAAACTTTGCGGGTAAATATTTTAATGGAGACATTAAAAGGCTTACATATTGCATGAAAGACGTTTATAATTGGAAGATATATTGTGATCTATTTAATAGTTTCAATAAAGTGGACTACACACAATTACTAGAAACAGAAGACAATACTCTCGGTATTGAAGAAATTAGTTGTGCTGGCGGGGCTTGTTTATTATGAGTAAATTCTGCATAAAGGTGTATTATTATATGTAGCATAATCATACCCTTATAATTAAAGGACACATCTTGAGAAAAAATCCCAAAGGGTTAAAGAAAAAAACTAAAATTATTGATCTTACACAAGAAGTTGATATTAATAAAGGATATGCTTATAGAAATAGACTTAAGCCGAGGACAGAAAATCAAAGAGAATATATAAGAACAGTAGCAGAAAACACCATTACCTTTTGTCAGGGATTGGCCGGTAGCGGTAAAACACATATAGCAATAGGTATGGCTCTAGAATATCTTTTAGAAAATAAGATAGAGAAAATAATAATAACAAGACCAGTTATTGAAGCTGGTGAAAAAATAGGTTATTTACCAGGAACAGCAGAAGAAAAACTACATCCATATTTATTACCAATATTAGATGAAATAAACCATTTTATATCATCTTCTCAATGCGCATCGCTAAGACTGAATAATAAAATTGAAGTTGTTCCACTTGGTCTTATGAGAGGACGTAATTTTCATCGTTCTTTTATAGTTGCTGACGAATGTCAGAATGCATCATATGAACAATTAAAAATGCTTTTAACACGAACAGGACAAGAAAGTAAAATGGTATTGACCGGAGACGTTGGTCAATCTGATTTAAATAGACACTTGCAGGGTGGGTTTCTTGATCTTATTACAACGCTAGATGGTCTTGATGGAATTGGAATATCCAAATTAGACGCTAGTGATATTGTAAGAAATCCAATTATTGCAAAAATTTTAGGACGTTTAGATTCTTATGAGAACAGAAAACAGTAGGTGCCTAGTTCTTAATGCAGACTATTCTGTATTGGGGGTGGTTGATTGGAAAAAAGCACTAACTTGGTTATTTAAGTATAACGACAATAATATTTCTCATATAGAAATAATTGATTTTTATAAGAATGATTTCATTCAAGGGGTGAACAATAAAAAGTTTCCAATACCAGCTGTTATTAAAACATCTAGGTATTTTAGGATACAAGATTGTCGTGTAAATTTTTCTCGTAAAAATCTCTTTATAAGAGATAATTATAGTTGTCAATATTGTGGAATAGAACAAGATATAAATAGTTTAACATATGATCATGTTATTCCAAAATCTTTATGGAAAAATAAATCAACATCACCAACGTGTTGGACAAATATAGTAACAGCGTGTGTTAGCTGTAATAGGAAAAAGGGGAATAGAACACCTAGTCAGGCCAATATGCCGCTCAAAAATCTCCCAATACCACCAAAGAAAAGCTCAAAATACTTGCCCATAACCCACCATCTGCTTAACATAAGAACAGAGATACCAGAGGAGTGGACGATTTATTTACCAGAATCCTATCTATAATCATGCCAGCATATACTTTCTTTTGTAATTCTTGTCAAAAAAAATATGAAATCGTTTGTTCTATTAAGGACTATAACGAAAAGATGCGCTGCGAGTTTTGTGGGTCAAAAAAAGATACACATAGACTATATTCCGAAGACTTAATTACTCTTAATACGTCTATAAAAAAATCTGATAATGAACTAAAAACATTAGGAGATTTAGCTAATAGAAACAGAGATAAAATGAACGATGACCAAAAAACAGATATGTACGTTAAACACAATTCCTACAAAGAAGAACAGCCGACCAAAGAACTACCAAAAGGCATGTCTAGGATAAAAAAACAACCAAAGACCAAATGGACAAATAACTAATGGAAGAAGAAAATAAGTATTTAAATATTGTAGAAAAGTTTATCTCTATAGAGGAAATAGAAAAGTTCTATATCCTTAGAGAAAAAATGATCAAGGCGGAAGAAGAGATTACAAAATTAGAACAAGAATTGGCAGAAAAGATAGAGAACAAACCTCAGTATTCTGGACCAGTTCCATATCATGTAATGATGACACTTATAACAGAAGTAAGCATGGAGCCCGCTGATCTAAACCATGCTCCTCAGCAAGTAGAAAAAAGATCCCAATCTTATGTTATTAATTTTATTGACAAAGAATATGAAAAACTTATCAATAGAATGTATGATAAATTTACAACAGTTTTACAAGAAGCTTGTAATGAGCTTGTGACAATACCAAAGGAAACAAATGATGACAATAATACATCAGATACCGGAAACTAGTAATAACAAAATTACATACTATTATACAGTAGTTGGTAAACAAGACTCTTTCGATGAAGAAAATAATCCTATTCTCAATAATGACGGTCCAGAAGTACTAGCAAAAAAAACAGTTTCAGAAATAAAGACCAGATATTTTATTAAGATAGGACCGTATGGAAAAATTTATAATCCCATTGGTCTTTTTACAGAAGGTAGGAGTAATAAGTTTTTAAAGAGGTCTGGTAAACCTGAATGGGAATTTAGAGAAGTTAACTCTCGTGTTTTTGAACTTTATTCATCATTTTTAAGAACAAAAAATATAGCACATATTAATTTAGCAGAAAGGGAGATGCAATGAAGAAGCTGAGCAAAATACAACAATACGCTATAGAGCACCTGTTGTCTAAGAATACTGATGAAGATACAATCTGTAATGAGTTAAAAATAACCAAAGACCTATTAACCCAATACATAGAAAAGAACCATAGAGCAAAAACAGAAAACACACAGATTGCAACAACAAGTTCTAAGGTTACTTCTAAGGACATGATGATAAGATCAACAAGAGATAAGCAGAATAACACCGTGGCAATAATGACAAAGGACGCCTCTGCTTACAATGACTCCTTCAAGAAAAATATAGCTCCACTAAAAACAGATCAGTCAAAGCATATTCATAAAATTAAGTAATGAAATACTTGTCAAAGTATTCTAATGGCAAAATGGTTTCACCAGCTCAGTATATTACTGAGATAATTTGTGAGCATCTAGCAATTAAGAATAAAAAAGATCTACATTATAGATTTTGGCTATCTAAAGAGTGGCAAGCTTTTTATAAGTCACAAATATTTACAGCTTATAAATTGTTAAAAAAGTATTCCGATAAAGCAATCATTAAAGCTTTACAGAGTGAAGATGGAAGAAAAATTTTCTCGTTGAGAGCACCCCATCTGACGGCTATTATAGAACACCATGAGATTCTGCTATCTCAGCAAAACACAGAACAAAAAGTTGAGATAGTAAGAAACATTGATTCTCAAGGGAAAAACAAGTCAATAAAGAAAAACATATTAGATAAAATAAAGGATATCGATAATGGGAATTAAAGAAAGCGTTACTAAGGATTTTGGTGCAGATATTATCTTGTCGGCATCTGCCGTTGTTGATAAAGAACTACTAGTAATTCCTGTTAGTCCTTCTATAGATATGATTCTTAATGGAGGAATACCAGAAGGAAGTTTTGTAGTATTGACTGGTCAGCCAAAATGCGGTAAAACAACAACCTCTTTGGATTTTTGTGCGACTGCGCAAAAACCAGAATATGGAGGTAGACAAGTGTACTACCTAAACATAGAGGGTAGACTTAAAAAAAGAGACCTAGAAGGTATTCCTGGTTTAGATTTAACAAGATTTAGTATTATTGGATCTCAAACGGGTAAGATACTTCATGCAGAAGAATATCTTCAAATAGCAGAAAGAATCATTAATGAAGAGCCGGGGTGTGTTCTAATAATAGACTCGTATTCTGCTTTATGTACAGAGGCCGAGATAACCTCGGATATGGATAAAATGCAAAGAGCAGACGGAGCAAAATTACTTGCGAAGTTTTGTCGTAAAGTTGCTAATGTTATTCCTGTTAACAAAAATATTGTTATTGGTATAACACATCTTATGGGAAATCCTACGGGATACGGAGCAGAATTTAAGGAAAAGTCTGGTCAGGCTATTGCTTATCAAACAGACATTAAACTAAAGGCCAAGTCTTTTAAACCATGGATTTTAAGTTCTGATAATACACAGATTGGACAAGAAGTAGAGTGGCAAGTTGTTTGTTCTGCTCTTGGACCTCCTGGTGGAAATATTACTAGTTATATAAGATATGGTCAAGGAATAGATAGATATATGGAGCTTATTACGATAGCAACAGATGTTGGGTTAATAAACAAATCTGGCGCTTGGTATACCTTATCCTTTCTATCAGAAGAAAAGTCAAAATTTCAAGGAACAGAAAAAATAAGAACCTTCTTAATAGATAATCCAGAAGCATATAAAATACTACACAAGGAAGTTAAAGCTATTATTGGAACAAAATAATGCAAGTATATGATTTGGATGGTAATTCTTATAGTTTGCAATTAGTTGGTAATATAACAAGAGGCTCTTTAACGAATAAATCGTCTCTACATTTAAAAGCAAGAGATATTCTTAAGGGTACTTATCCTACCATGCAGATTTTAGAAGAAGTAACTGTATATACTCACAAATCTGAAGTTTGTTATTTAGACTTTTATGTTCCACTAATCAAAACTTGTATAGAGGTTCATGGAGAACAGCACTATACTTTTACTCCATTTTATCACAATAATAGACTAGCTTTTTTAAAAGCACAAAAAAAAGATAGAGATAAAAAAGAATGGTGCGATATTAATAACATTAATTACATAGAATTACCTTATCATAGTCAAGATAAATGGGAGTCATTGATTAGAAATGAATAAAACAGCTAAAGAAGAATTACAGCATTGGGATAAAATTCTAGACGATTATGAAAATTCTATAGGATTAAATAAATATATAGGAACAAATGAATCGTTACCAGAACTAGAACTCAATCAGTATCTTACTATGGATAGAAACGTTTTAGAGAAACTATCCCCAGAAGATTGCGCTCAAATATCATATAGATTAGGACAATTTTCTTTTCATATACAAAGAACGATTAATAGAGAAATAGCCCGTCATAATTGGGCAGAAGAAACTATAAAGGAAACCATAGCCGATGAGATCAACAACTATAAAGGGTATGGATTTGTTGAAAAATCTCTTCAAGCAATAAAACACAACGATAAAGCGGAAGCATTAAATAGTATTAAAAAGTTTGCTAAACAAAGATCAGATAGGCTGTCTTTCTTGGCTAACGCTATTAAAAACCTATCGGACATTATGTTGTCTATTCAAAGAAATAAGGTGAAACATGGATCTTGACAAACTTAAAAATAATCCCGAACAAGTCAAACTACTGATCTCCCTCCTTGCTTCATTGCTGCCAGACGAAGATAATATGGAGCAACCAAAGTCAAAGAAGACCAAAAAGTCAGACCACATCGAGCCACAGCATAATCTTAAAGTCGTTAGGGGTAAAGCAAAATCTTCGGGCGTTAATTATTTTGATTCTATGAAAGAAAAACACGCTCATAAAGAGGATATCGAAATAGATAAAAAACTTTGTAAATATCCTCCCACAGAAAGACGACCCAAGGCAGTCCCAGTAACAATACAGTGTAGAAGTTGTGGCAAAAAGGAAAAGGTCAGTTCTTCTTTAGTATTTGATCAAGAAAGATATAAGTGTAATAAGTGTTCTTCCTCATCGGGCTAATTTTAGTATGAATATTTTGAGTGACCCATCGACAGAGAGAGCCGTTCTTTCTATAATTTGTCAATATGGCGAACATTCTTATTTTGAAGTATCGGATATTATTAGTGAAAATACTTTTACCATAGATAGCAACGTCATTCTGTATAAGTGTATAAAAAACATTTTTCAGAATAATCAGTCCGCAAATATAGATATAGCCTCTATTCATAGTTCTGCTAGAGAACTTGGTTTAGACCATATTCTTCAGAAAAAGGAAGAGATACAACATCTAAAAGCAATAATGGATTTTCCTGTTCGTCAGGATAATCTGTTAGTTTTTGCTAGCAAAATAAAGAAGTTGGAAATTGCAAGAAAACTACACAAAGAACTTGGAGATATTCAGTCAAAACTATTGGATGTAAATGGGTCTGAATCTATTACCAAAATTCTTAGTTTAGCAGAAGATCCTGTTCTGAACTTTAGTTCTAGTTTAGACGATACAGATAATAATCCTACTAAAATGTCTGATGGTTTAGAGGGATATATTCAAGAACTAATAGATAATCCTATCCAACAGGTTGGTATATCTACTGGTTTTCCAGCATACGATTTTGCTATTGGAGGAGGATTACGAGCCAGTACTATTAATGTCATCGCAGCAAGACCAAAGACAGGCAAAACACTATTGTCTGATAACATGGGATTAAACATAGCCAAACTAGGTATTCCAGTACTAAATATGGATACTGAAATGACAAAAAACGATCATATTCATAGACTGTTGGCTATGATGACAGAAACCGAAATTTCAAAAATAGAAACTGGTAAATTTTCAGAATCTCCTAGTCAAGAGCAAAAGATTAAAAAAGCAATAGAAGAACTAAATAGTGCTCCATTTTATCATAAGTCTATCGCTGGCAAGTCTTTTGATGAACAGCTATCTATTATGAGAAGATGGATTATTAAAACCGTGGGATTAAATTCAGACGGAAGCGCAAAGCCCTGTGTTGTATTTTATGATTATTTGAAGCTCATGGATTCTGCTGGAATATCCCAAGATATGAAAGAGTATCAGGTTCTCGGATTTATGATGACATCATTACATAATTTTGCATGCCAGTATAAGATTCCAGTAGTAGCTTTCATACAATTAAACAGAGATGGGATAACAAAAGAAAGTACAGACACAGCATCTGGTTCTGATAGAATTATTTGGTTGTGTAGCAATTTCACAATATTTAAAAGAAAATCAGATGAAGAAATGGCGGAGGACGGACCAACAAACGGCAATAGAAAATTGGTTCCTTTGATTAGCAGGCACGGAGCAGGAATAGATGACAACGATTATATTAATTGTCATATGAAAGGCTGGTGTGCTAAAATATCAGAAGGAAAAACAAGACTTGAATTATTGAATAATAATAACGGCACAGATCAAGGATTTGATATTAATGATGACCAAAACATACCATTCGATTGATCAAACAAAAATTAAAATATTGTGTGATAGTATATGTGACAATATAGACGATCTGTTGAGTCATTTTGATCTAGAATATAAAAATAATGGCAAGTTCATTAGTTTAAGTTGTCCTATTCATGGTGGAGACAACAAAACAGCTATTAATATTTATCCAGAAGGTGAGAGCTATAGGGGAAACTGGAAGTGTAGAACACATCAATGCGAAAAAACCTTTAAAGGATCCATCATAGGCTTTATAAGAGGAGTACTTTCCCATAAACAACACGGATGGCAAGAGAATGGTAATAAAACAGTAACTTTTAATGATGCTTTAAAATTTGCTTCTGATTTTGTTGATCTTGATATAGAAAATATGAAGATGGACAATACACAGAAAAATAAACAAAACTTTGTGTCTCAAGTGTCAATCCTTACTTCCCAACAACAAGTAAGTAATAAGCCCCTATTAACAAGAAATAAAATTAGACAAATACTCAATCTACCTAGTCAATATTTTTTGGACAGAGGTTTCTCAGCAGAAATATTAGATAAATACGATATTGGGGATTGTCTTAATAAGAAAAGAGAAATGGGAGGAAGAGCAGTTGTTCCTATCTATGATAATAATCATAAGTTTATGATAGGATGCTCAGGAAGATCAATAGATAGTAATATTAAACCCAAGTGGAAACACAGCGACGGATTTAAAGCAGAAAACTCCTTATATAACTTCTGGTATGCAAAAGATCATATTTCAAGTTTAAGAGAGGTTATTTTGGTCGAAAGCCCAGGAAATGTTTGGAAACTGGAAATGGCCGGTATTCATAACGGATTAGCTATGTTTGGGTCTAGTTTGACAGATCGACAAAAAACATTATTAGATACTTCTGGCGCCATGACTATTATGATTATAACAGACAGCGACGATGCTGGAGAAGAAGCAAGAAAACAGATAAGTAAAAAATGTGAAAAAACATATAACATAAAACACATTAGGGTAAGTAAAAATGACATTGCAGAACTTTCGATTAAAGAAATAGAAATAGAAATAAAGAGCAAAATAAAAACATGACAAAGATTATAGCATTTTCCGGTAAAAAACAATCAGGTAAAACTACATGTGCAAACTTTATATATGGTATTTATCTTTCTCAAACCAACTCTTTCGATTCTGTAACAATAAATACCAAAGGAATGATAGAGGTTGTAAAGAATAGTGGAGAAGATCCTATAACCGTGGATGTTGCAAAATACTATCATTTGGTAGGAGATCTAGATAAAGATATATTATCTATAATAGATAGATTAAATAGTGTTATTAAAATTTATAGTTTTGCTGATCCACTAAAAATAGACATATGCATGAACATTTTGGGTCTTACATATGATCAGTGTTATGGGACGGATGAAGACAAAAACAGTACGACAACCTTGGAGTGGGACGGTAAACAACTAACTGCAAGACAAGCCATGGAAATTATAGGAACCAGTATGTTCCGTAAACTAAAGAATGAAGTTTGGGTTGAGTCTACTCTTAATAGAATACAAAAAGAACAACCACAACTAGCTCTGATTGTTGATTGTAGATTTCCAAATGAAGTAGATAGTATATCTAAATATGATGGTAGATCTATAAGATTAACTAGAAATCCATTTAATTCAGATGCTGTTGCAGAGATGGCTCTGGATAAGGAGCATTATGATTGGTCTAAATTTGATTATGTTCTAGATAATGAAAACATGAGCATATACGACCAATGTGTGGCTGTTCAAGAGATTTTACAAAAGGAATTAACTTGATTATAACATATTTTAGATCCTCAAGCTACAACACACATTCAATGTGCGAGATGCAATTTTTTATCGAATATGTCCTTGGGTGGCGAGGTCCATCAGGACAAAAAGCAGACAAAGGAACTATTGTTCATAAAGTATTAGAAATATTAGCCGTTATTCAAAAAGCTAAACAAGAAAACAAAAATTCTATTACCGACGATATTGTTGGAAATATTGAATTAGGCAACTATAAATTAGACAACATAATTAGTGTAGTATATAACCACTATTCAAAGTCCAATAGTCACCACAAGTGGACCCCTAAAGACCTCAGAGACTGCACAGAATGGGTTCACAAGGCAATATCTTTTAATGGAGGTATGTTCGACCCTAGGAACCGTTTTATATTGATGCCAGAACAACATTTTGATTTTGAGATCAAAAAACCTTGGGCAAAATACTCTTATAAAACAGATGGTGGTACGGTTAGTGGAAATTTGGCCCTTAAAGGAACTATTGACCTAATAACGTGCGTAAACGAAAAAACAATAGAGATCATTGACTGGAAAACAGGAAGAAGATTAGATTGGGCAACAGGAAAAGAAAAAACCCAAGAAAAACTAGAGAAAGATCCTCAATTAAGAATATATCATTATGCAATAAGTAAGTTGTATCCTGATATAGATCACATTATTTTTTCTATCTATTTTATTAATGATGGTGGACCATTCTCAGTTTGTTTTGATAAGTCTGATCTTATTGAAACAGAAGATCTGTTGAGAAAAAAATTCGAGACCATTAAAACAACAAAAAAGCCAAGACTTCATAAGAGCTGGATGTGTTCAAAACTATGCCACTTTGGTAAAACAACATTTGATAATACTTCATTATTGCCTATTCTAGAGTATAGAGACGGACAAGTTTGTGAAAAGGGTTCTTTTATGACAAAGTGTGAACAGATAAAGCACGAAATTGAACTTGACGGAATGGAATCTGTTGTTAAAACATATAAGCACCCAAACCACTCGTTTGGACATTACGAAGCACCAGGACAATAAGAAAGGGAAATATAAAAGATGGACGTGAATAAGAGGTATGTTCCTCTGCACGTCCATTCTTAGGTGGGTCTCACTACTCACTTTTGGATGGACTCAGCAAACCTGCTCAAATAGCAGAAAGATGTAAGCAAATAGGTGTTTCCGCATGCTCATTAACAGACCATGGAAATATAGCTGGGGCTATAAAGTTTCACTCTATTCTCAAAAAGGCTGGCATAAAGCCCATATTGGGTTGTGAATTATATATATCTAATGAAGATCCTAGTATAAAAAATACTGACAATAAAAAACTATCCCATCTGGTTGTATTAGCTAAAAATTATAAGGGTTGGCAAACTCTTATAAAAATAGTATCAGAATCCAATAAGCCAGAAAACTTTTATTATAAACCAAGGTTAAGCTTGGATAAATTAGGAGATTTATTAGATGGTAATATTATAGGATTTGCTGGACATCTAGGTTCGGTATTAGCAAATGGTTTAGTAGAAAATAATACTATTTTGTCAGAATGGAGATCTTTGGGACAGTCATTAGTTAGCAAATTGAATAATGTGTTTGGTAATGATAATTTTTTTATAGAGTCCCAACTTATGGATGTTGAACACAATCCTATACAAAAGGAGTTGACAGATTGTTTAAGGTCTCTGGGGTCTTTAACAAAAACAAAAGTTATATGTACGCCAGATGCTCATTATTGCAACAAAGAAGATGCTGTAGATCAGCGTGTTCTTTTATGTAATAATTTGAAAACTACATTTTTGGATCTGAATACAAAAATACTGAATAATGAAAATTTTGGAATGGATACATTTTTTATATCAGATAATTATCACATATTAGATACTGAAGAAATAGCTAAATTACACACAGAAGAAGAAATAGAAAATACTAATCTAATTAACTCGTTGTGCGAAGACTATGAAATTGCACAAAAGCCAAGTCTACCAGAATATTTGTGTCCAACCAATATGGACGAGGCGGAATATTTAAGACATTTATGTAGACAAGGATGGAAGAACAAGGGTTTTTCAAATCTGGAAAAGTCCGCTCAAGACGAATATGTTAACAGAATCAAATATGAACTAGAGGTTTTACAGGGCGCTGGTTTGTCTAGTTATTTCCTCATAGTTCAAGACATACTAAATTATGTTCGTGAAAATAAATGGCTTCCCGGACCCGGCAGAGGTTCTGCGGCTGGTTGTTTAGTATCATATTTGGTAGGTATTACTGCAATAGATCCTATTAAATATGGTTTAATTTTTGATAGGTTTTATAATGCTGGAAGAAACACCGAAGATCATATATCAATGCCAGATATAGATATTGACGTTCCTATTAATAAAAGAGAACAAATTATAGAATACATTAAGAATAAATATGGTTACGATAAAGTATCTCAAATGATAACATTTAATACTATGAAGGGTAGAGGCGCCTTAAAAGATGTATTAAGAGTATATGGTAATATATCCTTCGAAGAAATGAATAATATAACAAAAAACATTCCGGACGAAGCTAAAATAGCAGACGAATTACAAGAGATGAAAGAAGAATATGGAGAAGCGTCCATAATTAGATGGGCTTTAGAGAATAATCCTAAAGAGCTTGAGGAATGGTGTCATATTGATGAAAATAATAATCTTGATGGACCATTAGCAAAAAGATTTGAGCAGGCAATAAGACTGGAAGGAACAAAGACAAATCAATCAAAACATGCTGCTGGTATTGCTATTAATTCAAGACCACTTGGAGAAATTTGTCCTATGGTCTATGATAGTAGGAATGACCAAACTATAGCAGGAATGGAGATGCAAGATCTAGAAACTCTTGGTATTGTTAAATTTGATATATTAGGTATAGCAATGTTGGATAAGATAATGACCGTTCAAGATTTACTAAACAAAGGAGCAAGGTAGTATGCAAAAAGAATTTAAGGATCTGCCCGTTGGTGTGGAGTTTGTTTCTAATGGTACAAAGCTGGTTAAGATTCCAGACGAAAAGGTCAGTTGTTGCAGAACTCTTAATGCAGAAAATGTAGAGACAAAAGAGAAGGTTATGGTTTTACCGATGGAAGTTGTTGAGACCCAAGAATGAAACAATTTAATAAAATTTGCGTTTTCGACCTTGAAACAGACGGATCTGATCCATCGGTATGTAGTCCTGTACAAATAGCGGCTACTATGGTTGATCCTATCAAGTTTGAGATAATACCAAATTCGGAGTTCAATATAACAGTTAAGCCGGAAAAGCTGGAAGAAAATCCTGATCATAAATACGATGATTCTGATATTCTAAGCTTTCATGCTAAGGTTAGAGGGTGTGATCAAAATCAGATTCTGAAATCTTGGTTAGAGGCCACCAGCCAAAAACAAGCATGGTTAATGTTTACAGAATATTTAGACAAATACCACTGTAAAAGTTCTAAAAAAAGCCAGTTTTCAGCACCAATATGTTCTGGATATAATATTCAAAGATTTGATTTGAAGATTATCAACAGATTATCAAATAAGTATGGGAACGTTAATAAAGAAAAACAAACAGATATTTTTCATCCAAGAGACACTTTGGATCTGATGAATCTAGTATATTATTGGTTTAAAGATCAAGAAGACTTAAAAAGTCTAGCATTAGATAATGTCAGAGACTATTTAGGAATCAGTAAAGATAATGCTCATGATGCTTTAAAAGATGTTCAGGATTGTGCCCAGATACTTATGAGATTCCTTAAGCTGCATAAAAATTTATCTGAAAAAATAAAATTTAAGGGTGCGTTTGCAAATGTTTGATGCTGATATTAGCACTATTGATTTAGAGTGTAAGAAAACTTGGAGTCTTATATCTAGTGGAAACACAAAAGGGTGTTTTCAGTTAGAAAGTAGGCTTGGTAGGTCTATGGCTAAAAAACTCAAGCCAAATAATATTGAGCAGTTATCTGGGCTGTTGAGTATTCTTAGGCCAGGATGTTTGGAGGCTATGAGAGATGGAAAAAGTGTTAGCAACCATTATATAGACAAAAAGAATTTTGAAGAACCAATTGATTATTTTCATGATTCTCTTGAGCCAATATTAAAAACAACGTATGGAGAGATGATATATCAAGAACAAGCGATGGAGATAGCTAGAGTTATAGCAGGATTCAATTTGCAAGAAGCAGATATGCTAAGAAAAGCTATCGGTAAAAAGAAACCCGAAGAAATGGCAAAGATTAAAACTAAGTTTATAGACGGTTGCAAAAACACAGGAACAATATCTGAGAACCAAGCTGATCAAATTTTCGGATGGATAGAAAAGTCTCAAAGATATTCTTTTAATAAATCTCATGCTATAAGCTACGCTATGAATTGTTATTTATCAGCATATGCTAAGGCCCATTATCCAAGAGTATTTTTTGCCGCTTATCTAAGATTTGCTAAAGATAAAATTGATCCTCAAACAGAAATAAAAGAATTGGTACAAAATGCGATAGAGATGAATATTCTTATTTGTAATCCTGATATACGATTAATAAACGAGTTTGTTGAATTGGACGATAAGTGTATATATTTCGGCCTAACAGACATTAAGGGTGTTGGAAAATCTGCTTTTGATAAGTTGTCAAAAAGAGTTAAAGAAAAAAATATAGATCTTCATTCTATTGAATGGTTAGATTATCTTTATTTATTAGCTTCTGTCAATAGTATAGGAGCAAAAGCACTGATACAATCTGGAGCCTTAGATTTTTTAAGAATATCCAGAAATAAAATGCTTTTTGAATATAATATATTTAGTAGTTTAACAGATAAAGAGCAGGAGGTTATGCTCTCTGTTTTGGATAGAAACAAACCCCTATCTAAAAACCTATATGCTTTGACTCAACAAAAGATATCCAATAAAAGAAAAGACGCCATATCTAAACTAATAACAAGTTTGAATTTTCCTCCCTATTCTTTGGAGGACTCAATAGAGTGGCTGGCAGATACTGAAAATCTTTTATTAGGATATTCAATATCATGCTCAAAGATAGATATGTACGATATTAGTATGGTAACGTGTTCTTGCAAAGAGTTCAACAACAAACAAAGTAATAACAAAAATATAATGCTTGCTGGAGAGATAGAGAATGTAAGAATAGTAAAAACTAAAAAAGGAAAAAGCGCAGGAGCCGAGATGGCATTTGTAACCATAAATGACGGTACAGCAGCAACGGACTCGATAGTCTATTTTCCAGAAGCATATAGACAGTATAGGAATCAGTTATTTGTTGGTAATATCGTTATTGTAAAGGGTGGTAAGTCGAAGAATAACGATTCTTTGGTTGCTGAAAAAACGTTTATTCCTAGAACTTGACCACTTCTCGGTTTGTTTTATTATATGGTACGACGTTGGTTTGGTATCTTACTTTTAATTTAAGGACGTAAAAATGAACATTACTTTGTTACGCGGAAATTTGACAAGAGATCCTGAGTTACGCAAGATTGATACTAGTGGTGGTAAGGGTGTTTTTGTTGTAAACTTTACCGTTGCGGTATCTCGTGAGTACACAAAGGCTTCTGGAGATAAAGACAAGGCCACAACATTTATCAATTGTGAAGCCTGGGATTCTGGAGCAGAAATTATTGCTGAATCCTTTAAGAAGGGCGATCTAGTTATGGTCGAAGGATCATTGCGTAATGATTCTTGGGAGAAGGACGGTGTTAAGCACAGTACGCTGCGTGTTCGTGTAAATAACTTTTCTAAGATTACAAAGCTATCGAAGAACAAGTCTTCTGAGCAAGAAGCAGTAGCGTTCTAATTTAATCTATCAATCTTTCACAAAATATGGGGCCTAATCAGCCCCATTATTTTTACCATGAAAAAAACAAAAATATTAGTTTGTTCAGAATCTTCCAAGGTGGCTTCTGGTTTTGGCGTTTATAACAAGAATCTACTAGAAGGTTTGTATAAGACAAACAAATATGAATTATCAGAATTTGCTTCCTATGGTCTTATAGGAGATAAAGAAAACTATAATATACCATGGAAATATTATCCAAATGCCGTTATAACATCAGATCATAGATTTTCATCTTATCAGTCTGATGCTGCTAATGGTTTTGGTAAGTGGAGATTTGATCGTGTTGTTGTGGATTTTAAGCCAGATATTGTTATAGATATCAGAGACTATTGGATGTCGTCATATCAGAAAACATCGCCCTTCAGAAAATATTTTCATTGGATATTGATGCCAACAGTAGACTCGGCCCCTCAACAAGACGAATGGCTTGATACATATGTTAATGCCGATGCTGTGTTTACATATTCTGATTGGGGGAAAGATGTTTTAAAAAATCAAGCACGGTCAATAAATGTTGTTGATACCGTTCCTCCGGGAGCAGATTTTGATTCTTTCTCTCCAGTTCCTAATAATGAAGAAATAAAAAGCGTTTTGGGTCTTGATCCTGAGTATAATATTATTGGTACAATCATGAGAAATCAGAAGCGTAAGCTATTTCCTGAGCTTATATTTGCTTTTGAAAAAACTCTTCTAAAATTAAAAGAGTCAGGTTCTCCAAAATACGATAAAACAATATTGTATCTACATACAAGTTATCCTGATGCTGGATGGGACTTTAATTCTCTACTAAAAGATTGTAGATTTTCTAATAAAATTTATTTTACATACTGTTGTA